CTTTTTTCATTTTATTATAGCCACCCTTCATCATTTTCTTTTTGTCACCATACATCATTTGTTTTCTTCCTCTCTATGATTTACAGGGTTATCAGGATTTCTAAAAATCCTATCGTAGTTTTCGTCAGCTTTTTTCTTGTCTTCGTGTCTATAATATTTAGCACGAATTTTAACTTTGTTGTTTACGTTAAATCTAACGGGGTTTTGTTCGCTTCCAATTTGAGGCATAGCTTAATCCTTAAATTAAAGGGGGCCATATTTCAGACCCCCGATAATCTTAGTCAATACCGTAGAATGCGGATACCAGAGCTTCTGGACGCAGTACCTTAGCACCATAAACATGGAGGCCACGTACAATGTCACCAAAGCTGCTTGGATCACGAATTACTTCAGTGTTAACAATAGTCTGAGCAGTACAGGTAGATGAAATGTGACCAGCCAGACACTTACCAGCAGCATTAGTAGTGCCGGCAATGTTGTTAGTCTTGTACATATCAAATCCACGTAGCTTGCCAGAAGATACCAAACCGTTACGGATTGAACCTTGACCAGCGTTGTAATCTACAGACAGGAGCTTAGAGTTGCTTTGTACAAGCTGCTCATAGAACTCTGGATTTGCAAGGAACCAACGGCCTTCTTCAGGAACATTTTGCTCGTCAAGCAGACGCGCCATGTGTGAAAGAACGTCAATTGGATCATGCTCAGAAGCTCCAAAGCCAATGTCAAGATTACCAGTACCGTCAAAAGTACCAGCAGCAAGGTCAGTAGCACTGTCAGAACCCAAAATGTGATTTGGGCTTGCAGCAGGAACGCCAGCAAACATAGTAGCGATTACGCCTTCGTCAAACGCATCACGCAGAGAGTAAGCAGCAGAAGATGCAGCTACTTCGCGGAAGTTAACGTGAGACATATTGCTCTCAATGTCATCTACGATGAATTTGAAAGCATTCGCAGTATCAACAACCAGAGTTACCTCTTGGTCGGTCAACTTAGTTGAAGTTACGTCCTGACCACGTTCATACTGGTAGACAGTGATGGTAGGTTCTTTGATGATCTTTACAGAATCACCGTAAGCGGAAATCTCCCCGGCATAATCAGTGTTAGTGATTGCCTCGGCTACAGAAGCCTTACGGAAGAAATTCAGTACCGACTTGCTATAAATAGCAGGCAGGAAGAATGAATTGTTCTGTCCCGATACGGAGTTCGCAAAGTTGGCATTGGTATCCGTTGCCGGTTCAAAATATTGATCACTTACGTTATAAGCCATTTTTAATTACCTCAATAAAAGACAAATTATTTCACCACTCGCCCTTCACTGATTGCTTGATTAATTTCGTCTTGATATTTATCAAACTCAGCTACGGACATCTTGGCAATTTCCCGTTCAGTCCATATCTTAGGTTGTTTAGTATCAATGGATTTCGTTTTAGTAGAAACCATATCTGCTGCACTTCCTTGCGATACAGACTTCCTTTTGGTTGGCTGTGCAGTAATATTATTTTCTAGCTTGTACAAATCAATCGCTTTACTAGCTAAACCAGCATTATTAGGATTATTATAAATCCAATCTTGTATTTGATCCGGTTGAGCTTTAGCCCATTCATGAAACTTTTCATCACCACGAATGTCCTCAAAGTCGGGATGCCTTTGACGCAACTCAACTTCGGCTTCTTTCTTGGCTATGTCTGCTTCACGTTGCTTTAGTGAGACTAGCTCTTGGCGTATATCTGCCAGTTGCTGTTCGTTCTGAAAGTGAGCTACGGTTTCTACCGTTTCATACAAGTCAGGATTCTTTTTCCTGAAAGCTTCTATCTCTTCAACAGTTTTAGGAGCTTGGTACTGGGGAGCATTTACTTTTGCTTCGGCCAACAGTTCCTGCTCACGCTGTTTAAATTCAGAAACTTTTGTATCATAATGCTTCTTTAGATCGTCATAGCGTTTCTTATAATTTACATCCTTAGACTCTTTCTTTTCAGGGGCTTCAGCTTCTTCGCTGGAGGTGGCCTTAGGAGTCTCTGGTTGAAAGAAAAGACCATCAGCACCCTCTATCTGTCGGGTTTCGCCTTTGTGCCAATCTTTCTTCATGTTATAAGGATTTGCTTCTTGTTCCTCTAGTTTTTCTGCAACAGTCATGTTACTTCTCCAAACGGGGCTTGTTGTCTGCAAGGTAGCCTATCCTAAATGTCTCGTCAGACTGATAGGGGCTTGTTACTTCAAGGTAGCCGTGTTAACGAATACTCGGCATTCTGTTTGCTCCAGCCATTTGACGTTGAATTTTTTCATCGTCAGTCAAACCTGTTTTTTGAGCATCAGAAGGCCGACTCATTAAGCCACCGTCATAAGCGCGTTCAGCATCATCCATCATAACTTGGAGATTGTCAGCACCTATTTGATCGGTAGCTTTTTTAGTGAATACAAACTCGCCGTCAGATAATCTAGCGGGTATTGAGTCTGATACACCAGTTCCGGGGCCTTCAACTTCTCCGGCCCCAGAAAACTCAGAAGCAGTCAACACAACTTTGTCTATAATAGCACTAAGCTGCGGGTCTGCTTCTAAAGCATTCTTTAAATATTCTTGTTCGGTAGGATCAAGTGTTTCATTGATCACATAACCTAAATAGTCTTGCTCCATCTGTTCATCAGGGAGCTGAGAAGCTTTGGCTTCTGCCATTTCTTCGGGCGGTATGTTTGGGTAGGTATCTTGAGGAACTCCTTCTACAGGAACCATCATAGATCCACCATCTGCCATAGCAATCATTCTTTTGTTTGGAGCAGCCATTATACCGCCCATTTGTTTGGCAGCTCTGGCTTTAGCAAAAGCAATTGCAAAGGCTTGCTCTTTAGAAGCAACAGGAGATCCAGATCCAGACTTTAATGTTCCTTCGCCATATTCTTTCATAGTCGTATCAAATTTAGCTTTGTTCACAGTACCACCCGTGTTCCTATATTTACGTGCTGTTGTAGCCGCTTTTTCAGGCTGCTTAGAATGTTGTTTGCCTTTTGCAGTATCTTCTCTTTTCTTTTTTGTGCTTGCTGCATATTCAGAACTAGACATAGCCTTGATAGCTTTTTCAGGCAGATACCTTTCGCCTGTAGCTTCAGAGCCTTGAGTGGAAGGTTTACCGCTTTTGGTTCTCCACTTTTGAGCTGTCCAATCTTTAAGAGACTGCTGAGACTTTTTTAATGCCATTAGATTCTGACTTCTTTACTTTGCAACACTTTTTAAATAATTTATTTTGTTTCTTTTGTGCGTCTAACATCCACTCATCAAACGATACAAGCTTAGACTGCCACGAACTCCAAAACAAACCTTTCACTTGTAACCGCCACCTTTGGCTTTGTATTCTTTAGCAAGCATCTGGGCTTTACGCGCACTCCACTGTCCGGGCTTACCGCCCTTACCAGCAGCTTTAATTTTATTAAAAAGATTCTTTCGCATTGTGGGCTTAGTATAATTACCAGCCTCGTTCACTCTAGATTTAGGTTTAGTCATCAGACTTCTCTATTTCTACTTGTAGCATTTCTTGAACAATTTTTAACTTTTCTTCGGCTGAAGCTACTTGCTCAATTAGCTTATCTACTTCAGCTACTATATCAGGATGTTCTGCAACACCTACTGAGTTACTAGTATAGTTTTCTATATTTACTGCAAGCTTTTTTAATTCTGCTATATATTGGCTAGACAGTGCTTCTAATATAAGTATTACCATTTCATTCTTGGTATTCATTTACACTATCCCGCAACCTCTCTAAGCGTTCCAGAGAATTCACTCTCCCCTGACTGCGGTACATTTCCAGTTCCGATGTTGCCACCGCCAGTACCCGTAACTCCGACATCTTGGCCTTCTGGAGGTAATCCTTCAGGGCCTCCCATATCTCCGGGTTGTTCACTAGCGGCTTGAGCCTCCTGACCAGTGCCTTGTCCAGCATTTTGTAATCCTATGATTCTAGCCATCACAGCGGCTTCTTCTGGATCATTCAATAGTTCTTCTGGGTCAAGTTCTAATGAATAAGCCAGTTCGCTGATAAGCTTGTTGATTTTAATGAATGGTGCAATTGAAGGATTCTGCGCTGTTTGTAGGAACATTGTCAAGCGTTGACTACGTACTTCTTTTTGCATCAGGCTGTTAGTGCCTGTAGCTTTTACTTCTAGATCGCCTTCTATGTTTAACTTCTTATCTAAGAACTGCATATTCCACTGATAATAAGCTTCGCCCAAAGGACGCAACAGAAAATCGTCTAGATTTTTTATAACTGTTTTGATGTTTAGTGAGGCTGCACCTAAAAGCATAGACATACCAGATGCGGTACGTGTCATACTCTGTACGCCTGTTTGACCGTGTGAGTAACTAGGAATACCTGTTTG